CGTGGTCACGATGAAGCGCGAGCCCTTGCGGTTCAACATCCGCTTGAAGACGGGCGTCTTCAACTTCTTGCCGTTGCGCGCGATGGCCTCCGTGCCGCCCGCGAACGTGGACGTGTAGCAGAACTGGCCGCCGTGCCGGCAGATCCACCGGACGCGTCCGCTGGAGGAGCGCGAGCCGTTGAGCCACATCTGCTGGCCGCACTTCGGACAGTTGGGGCGCTTCATGCCCGGGCCTTGCGCGGCGACGCCTTGGGCAGCGACTCGTCGGTGTTACCTGGCACGTAGCGCGTGCCTGACTGCGTCCAGAAGACCGGGCCGCGAGCGTTACCGAACAGGTCGACGCCTTGCACGGGCGAGGTCTCGACCCACGTCTTGTTGCTGACGTATGGCCCGGGGTGGTCGATCGGCCACACGCGGGCGCGTTCGCCGACGATGACCGGGCCGACGTCGCGGTAGTGAACGGTGATCATGCTTGCCTCCGTAGGTGTTTACTCTCGACCCACTCGATGCCGTTGCAGGTGTGGACGCGCCAGCGCGGGCGCTGGTCGACGGCTGACTGCACGCACGCCTCGAACCAGCGCACGATCGACACCCGGCGCGGATCGTACAAATGCCGACGCTGCCAGGCGATGTTCAAGGCCGTGACCGTGATCCAGTCCCGGTCGGCGGCGGACAGCCGCCCGGTCCACTCGGCGGCCAGGTCGGACAGCCGCGCAAGGTTATGCGCGATCAGCTGCTGGAACTGCTCCTGCTCGGTCATGCCAGCCAGTCCCCCGTGTCGATGTGAACCGGCGTGGTGGACACCTGCTCGTCGCCGTGCAGGTACAGGTGCCCCTCTTCGAGCAGGGCGTCGAGCGCCTTGCGGCAGTTCTGCCGGCGCAGGTCGCGCCCGGCGTCACTGTCGCGGGGCAGCCGAGAGGTGGCGAGGCTCAACAGCCGGGCGACGTTGACCGGCGCGCCGTCCGGCGACAACTCTTTCAGCGTCTTCCAGACGTGCCGCTGGTTGCGCCCCTTGGGGCCGCGTCGCCCACTGCCGCCCTCGCCCGCCTCGACCGGCTCGAGCACGACGGAAGTCACCGGCACGAGGTCGTCGTCGACCCGGTCCAGCGTGATGATCGTCGGCTTGTAGACCATCGGCGGCAGCTCGGCGCTCGACTTGAACCGCTCGCGGCTGACCGACACGGTGCCCATGATCGCGTCGCGGCTGACGATGTAGCAGGCATCGGTGTCCGCTTCCAGCGCACTGGCGCCACGCGCCCGGCCGTTGTCCGAATGCCCGGTGTGGGCGACCAGCAACACCGTGGCGTCGAACGCCTGCGGCGAGGGGCGCTTCAGCCCATTGTCAAGCCGGCCAAGGAACAGCTTGACCTCGCTGTTGTCGTTCTCGTCGAGCCCACCGCTCAGCTTGCTGAACGTGTCGAGCACGAACAGGACGGGCCGGATCCCTAGCCGCTGGCAGTCCTGCCGGATGGCCTCGACGCCGTCCTTGCTGTTCAGGTCCAGCCGCCGCTCGACCACGTAGACCGGCAGCGCCTCCCCCTTGTAGTCGTGATGCTTGGCCCACGCCTCGGCTCGCCGGCCGAAGTCGCCGCCCTCGGCGGAGACCACGTAGACCGCGTGCCCCTCGACGGCCACCCGCATGGCCCAGTGCAGGGCCTTGAACGACTTGTAACTGCCCCGCGGACCGGCCATCAGGGCCATGACGCCGTGCTCCAGCTCGTCGCGCAGCAGCCACCGGGTCTGCGTGGGGTTGGCCAGCACCTCGGACAGCGGCCTCGCCAGAGGCTCCCAGGACGCCTTACGCGGGGCCTCGGGCGAGGGGGTATCCTCGGCAGGACCCAAGTCGGAGAACTCAGCGGCGGCCGTGGCAGCCTGCACCACGGGGTCGTCCGCCACGGCCTCGACCATGCACTTGAAGCTGGGCCGTTCGGTGACGGGTCGCTCGAGATCGGCGGCCGAGTCGTACAGGCCGTACAGGTGCAGGCGGACCAGGTCGAAGGCGTTGGTCTGCCCCCGGGCCGGGTCCGAGTCGTGGTGTGAATGACACTTAGTCCCATCATCGTAAATGATCACGCCCTCCGGCCGACTGCCGGCGGTGTAGGTCCACCGATCCGGGTCGTCGGTCGGGGTGTAGGGCAAGCGGAACTTAGCGATCGCCTCGGGCACGGTGTAGGCCCGGCAGAACGCGCCGACGACGCCGGGCTTGGTGCGCGGGTCGACGGCCGTGCCCTGCTCGCTGACGCCGTCGGCCTCGAGGCGCCGCGGCCACTGCGTCTTGTCAGTCCAGTTGTCATAACCGTCGAGGACGGAGTCGACGCAAAGAACCTCGCCGGGGTGCCGCTCCCACCGTAACTGCTGGCCGGGGCGCGTCGTCGGCAGGTACATCATCTGCGCGGGGACGTGGCTCTCGCGCGCAGCCAGCTCGATCCCGGCCCACGCCGCCACGGCGCGGCTCACCGCCTGGAACTCGTCGTAAGTGACAGGGCGAGAAAGCGGGAAGACGTAGCGCCAGCGCGGCTTGGCCTCGGTGTGGCTCCACGTCGTGTAGGCGAGGTGGCAGACCTCGAAGTACGCCTCACGGATGGCCTCGAGATTCGCCTCAGTGACATGGTCGTAGTCGAACGTCAGCGCGTAGCGGTGCTGAAAATTTTCGGAATCCCGGTAGGCGGGGGAGAACTTGACGGGGCAAGACCAACCGCGCGCCGCCTTGTCGGTGGCTTCCGGGGCCCGGACCAGCAAGTCGACGTATTCATCCCACGTCAGTTCCTGGGTCTTCAGCACCCGCGCGGGGTGGTCCTTGCCGAACGAGACGACGAGCTTCAAGCGCTCAACCTCGCAGCGAGTCGGCGCTTGGCCTCGCTCAGCCGGTAGTACGCCTCGCGTCGTGAGATGGTCTCGCGCTCGGCATATTCGTCCAAGGTCATCGGGCGCCCCTCCAGTCCGTAGACGGCCGACAGGATGTGCCGGTCGGTGTGGCTTGGCAAGCGGGCCAGCGCGTAGCGCACGCGCTCCTCAGCCTGCAGGCGGGCGGCTTCTTCCAGCGGGTCGCCAAAGCCCGCAGGCGGGTCGTCGTAGGCAAGCCCGTCCACCCTCGGCTCGCCGTCGACCTCCTCGTCCAGCGAGCTCACCGGGGGCTCGGCCGCGAGCACGCCGCGCACGGCGCCGCGGATGTGGGAAGTCAGGCAGGCGGAGAGCGTGGCCTCGAGCGGGCGCCACGTCCGCACGGCCAGCCCGGCGGTGAGGTAGGCGGCCTGGCGCACGTCAGCCTCGAGGTGGGGTGGCACGCGCCCGCTGCGGATCAACGCGTCGACCACCTGACGGGCGATCGGCAGGGCGTGTTGCCACAACTGCCGCCAGCGTGCCGCGTCGGCAAGTCGGGCCAGGTCGGCGTGGGTGGGCCGTGTTCGGGTCATGCGTGCCAGCGGTGGATGCGGTTGAAGACTCGACGCAACGCGTACGAGCGCACAAGGCTGATGGCGGTGAAGACCGAGCCGATGCCGAACGCCTGCGACCCTGTGACGGCGAAGCCGAACAGCGGCAAGACGACCATGTTCGCCGCCCAATTGCTGGCGAAGCCCACACCGATGTTGGCCCAGGCTTCAAGCCAGCTGCCAAGACGCGTCTGCCTCACGTCAGGATCCAGACAACGGCTGCCGCGACCGAGAGGAACAGCAGCAGGCCGAGGATGCGGTCGAGGTCGAATTTGTTTTTCATGGCTGCGGCTGCTCATTAACCACCGGCACCCGCGAGCCGTCCGGTGCGGGGACCATATCGAGCGGTTGAACAGCGGTTAACTCGGCGTCGATGCGGGCCAGCGCATCCGTGAGGTACGGGACTCCACACAGTTGTTCGCGATACCCGTCATAGATCAGGTACCGCGCTTCCCGCAGCAGCCCGCGCAGGCGGTCACGCTCTGCATACAACTGCAGCCGTACCTGCCGCATATCTTGCCCGTCGATTTCGGCTTCTTCGAGGTCGTCGCGCAGGCGTTCGTTTTCGGCACGGAGAGCCATCAGTTCGTTAAACCGGTTTATCTGCGCGTCTTTTTGGTCACCGATAGCGACTATTTCGGCCTCGGCTTTTGCCGCGCCTGCCCGGTCGCCGCCCTCACGCATCCGACTGATAGCCTGCCGAATCCAATAGAGACTCAGCGATGGGTGGAACTTGTTGTAAAAGCATTCGGTCACGGCGCACCTCTCACGGTTGACTGTGGTTCAGTGTTCACCTTGCGCCCCACGATGCCGGTGAACTCGGATCGTTGGGAATCTCTGACGCACCGGGCTTGCCCCTGTTGGCATCCCGCCAGCCCTGAATAAACCCAAGGTTGCGGCCGCAGTCGCGGCATATGGCATCGCAAGCCATCGTTTCCTGAACTCGCAGATGCTCGCATTGCTTACGCGGGCGAATGAGGTTCAGCAGTGTCTTTAGGATCATGGCGCACCTGTCACGGTTGAACCTGTTACCCATTGCTTGCGCGCTGCCAAGTAGCCGCGAATAAACGGGTCTTCCAGCAGTGATTCCATACGGTTGACCTCTGCCACCAGCGGCATGATGCAGTCGATGAGGCTGTCCCTGACCTTCTGGTCTGAGTGGTCCGTGCCGATGGATCGCGCATATACCGCCGCGACTGCCGGGTTCATTTCTGCACCGCGTCTGCGCTGGCAGCGTTGCGGTTTACGTCCGCGCCATTCGAGTCACCATGAGTGACTAAAACGGCACGAGCGGCCTTGATCGCCGGATGCGTCGTGGCACTAGGCAGCGCATTGAGCATCCCTTCGATGGCGGCGACGGCTTTTGACAGCCGCGATTCCAGTGCGCGATTCGTGCTTTGCAATCGGTCAATCCGGCATTCGCCGCAACGGCAGTTCCCCCGGTGCGGCACCATACCCAGCCCAACATTGGTGTCTTCGTAGCTCATGGCGTCATGTTCTCCCGATCAGTTGCGCGGGCCATGCGCTCAGCTCCGGCTCGAGCCGACGACCAGGCCGACCGCGTACGCGCTCAGCACGCACAGCAATCCGAACAGCAACGCCAGAAAACAGATCGGGGTCATGCGTTCACCTCCTCGAGAGCCAGGGTTGCGACCCTACGCCGCTGTGCGCACGGCCGCAACAACGCAATTTTCATGCCAATCAGACACCGCAAAGACCTTCACACTCATTGCCGAATGCGTCCACCTGGGCGTGACTCGGCACGTCGGCAAACACGACCCGGTCCAGCGGTTTGAGCGTGGCGTGAACAAACACGTCCCCAGCCAGCCGGGCGGTGCCGGTGGTCTGCCGAGCAAGGGCGCGGAGTTCGTGGTCGAACTTGACGGCGCGCGCAAATTCTTCCGGCTCGTGATCGCGCAGGCGCCGCCATTCTTCGTCCGAATGGAAAGGGCAGTACACGCACGCCGACCGCGGCGGGCGGGGATATCCCATCGTGTTCATCCACTCGAGGCAGTCCTGCCGGGTCATTTTGAGATCGACCAAGGGCCAGTAGTTCTGGGCCCACGGCTCCTTGCTTGGCTTCATGCGGTGCGCCTCGTCCCAGCTGATGCCGATCGCTGTCAGGCAGTGGACGTCTTTGCTGCCACGCGGTACGGCCGCCAGACGGCGTTGCGCCTTAATCAACGCTCGCACCTTGTACTCCGCGGTGCACTTGCGGCCCAACAATCCTCGGCCGCCCTTGCCGTTGTCAAAGTACGCTGGGACCAGAGCGCGGATATATTTCTGCCCGGTCTTGCCAGAAGTGCGCAGCCGGAGCGTGTCGTTGGTCAGGCTGCCGGCGGTGACGCGATGCACCTTGAACGGGTGCGGCGCCGCGGCGATCAGCTCCTCGAGGATGGCTAACCAGGCGTACACGGACGCAGGCTCCGCTTGCGTGTCGGCGAAGATGGCGTGATCGAATTTTTCGACTAGGCCATGCGCCCCCATCAGAGCCAACGTGCTGGATTGCACGCCGGCGCCGAGGCTCAGAATACGCGTTATGCTCATTGCTTTTTCCTTTCAGTCGGAGAAGCGACCCTACGCCGCTGTGCGCACGGCCGCAACAACGCAATTTTCATGCCAGCTCGGGCCGTGCCTTCAGGCGGGGGCGCACGATGTGACAAGGCTCGACCGACACACGATCGACAAGCCGGATCGCGCGGCACAGGTCCACGTCCCGGGCGTACTCGTCGGCCAGGCGTTGCGCAAAGGCGAGGGCGTGTCCACGCCGCTCGCCCATGTAGCGCCCTTCGACGTAATAGCTGCCCAGGATGGGGATCGCGGGGCTTGGGGTCATGCTTTCACTTCCGCAACAGCGACCACCCGCTCGTCAGTAGGCCCGGGCTGCGTGACTTTCCGCCACCGGGCCCACGCGCTGGCTTCGTCCGTATGCAGTCCGTGGTAGACGGGCACCCAGCCGTAAAGCCAGATATGCCGCTGAATCTGGTAGGTTTTCGCCTCCGTGCGGGGGTCGGTACGCTCGAGCATGCGGAATTTCCCTTTCACGGTGTTTCCTCCGGCATGCCCGCCAGGCCGCACCAGCCACGCCGTCGGGCCGTGTAGCTGGCCTCCGGTTCAACCCATTGCGCGACACCGTCATCGTCGCACGGGATGAACGTCCAGCCGATCGCCATCGACGGGCGCACCGTCAGCGAGTCATCGAGCAAGTACGGGTTGCTGCAGAAAATGCGGCGCGGGCCGCCGTCGGGCGCCCATCGCCAGGCCATGCACGTCTGGCCGGCGCAATAGCTGCCGTCGGCGCCGGTCGCGCAGCACAACTTCTTTCGGGCCATGCTTTCGGTATCCATTGTCTAGTCCTCCTCTCGTAGGTAAAACGTGCCAGCGGCATAAAACCCCGGGACATGCTCCGCACCCTGGTACTTGCCAGCGCGTGCAGGAAGCCGGCCGCAAACGTCTTCGGCCGGCACGTATCTGCGGCCGTCCCAACGGTGCCGGACGTCCACCATGCGCAAACGGCCGTCCGGGCATTTCGCCCGGACCGGCAGCCAGTCATACGACGTGCGCGGGCCTGTATTGGGTTGCTGTTGGGTCATGCTATTCCCCTCCTCGGGCTATGCTGTCAACGGCGCGCGCGTGCGTGCCATGGGCTTTGAATCCGATGATCAGGCCGCGGCGGTCGCGGCGACTGCAAAGCTTGCAGCTGGCGCACGTAACGTCGTCGCGGGTTTGCGCCGGGCAGACCACGCCGTGCCGGCCGGACGGGGTCTGGAAACTGTCCGAGGTATCACTCGGCACGATGGCTACGACCGGCGCGATATCCAGCGCGGCGAGTTCATCCGCATGTGCCAGGCTATTGGCCGACAGGTTGACGGTGAATCCGGCCGCATTGGCCGCGGCGATCGCCGCACGATTGGCCGGGCCATGTTTCCCCGTCACCGGCTTGTGTGTGTAGGTGAATCCGTGGCGGCCCGTATTCGCCGCGGCCAGGCGCGCAAGCGCAGCTGCATCGATTCTCGAGCCGATGCCGGGCAAGTCGCCGGCCTGATTGTGGCGCCACAACTGCCCGTCGGGCAGTCGGGCTATGCTTTCACAGAAGCGCGCGAATTCATCGCCGCGCGCGGACTCCGTCACCTTGCGCCAGTGCAAGGCCAGCGGGCCCGCGTCAGCGTAACAGCCCTTGCCTTTTAGTGGGCATTCGGGCGGACATGTCCGGGCGGATGTCGTGCTGACCGGGATCGGTCCGGTTTTCACGTTAGTGCTCTGCAACGTCAAATGATAGCGCATGCTTACTTGCCTCCCGTGTCGCGGTAGAACTGCGCCGCGGCCGCGTCGAATCCATCGAGCCAGGCTTGCGCGGCATCCCACAATTCCCGGGCCGTGCGGCCACGGATTAGCGTACGCTGGCCGCCGGACTCATTGGCTATCTGTACAAACCTCCAGCCGATGCCGTTCACCTTGCTTCCCTGTTCGAGCGCCAAGGCGCCCACGCGTGCGCGGTTCTTCCCGGCCGCGTCACGCGTCCAGATTGGCGTGCCAGGGTCGCCGATGCTGCGCTGCATCCGCCCAAGCAATGCATTCAAGTTTTGCAATGTGATTTTTTCACCCATGGTTCAACCCTCTCTTGTGTCGGTTCAAGCGTGCAGCCTGCCACAAGGCTGCACGGTTCAACCCCTCAGCGCTCCGTCGAAGCCTCTCCGCCCGTGCAGCCTGCCGTCGGCAAGTCGCGCGCCATCGTGCGGCCGTCGGCATGCTCGCCCGGGTCCCCGTCGCTCGTCCAGCTAAACCAGGGATTGATCCGCGCGGCGACGATTAGCAGCGCGACCACGGCCGCGTCATAGGGGCGCCGTCCGGTTTTGCAGAAACTGAACCGCGACGCGCGGGGCTCGAGCGCGAACGTCTCGAAACTGTCCGGGTCCACCCCGTTAAGTCGGATCGCCTTGCCGTTGATCGTCGGCTGGCCCTTGCCGGCCCATCCCGCCAGCGGGGCGCCAGCCGCCTTGCTGCGCTCGGCAATCACGCGCGCGGCGAATTGCAACGTCTTCCACTGCGCTGGAGTAAACCCGGCGGACTTCCAGTAATGCGTATATCCCATGCCTTAACCCTCCGAAACAGAAAGCCAGTAATTATCACCCAGGGCCGCGATTCGCTTGCGTGCCTGTTTCACTTCTGCCCGCATGGCCGTCAGGCGGTCGCGCACGATGCTGCAGAGTGTTGGGGCCGTGCCTGCAAGCGCTCGAGCCGCGCGGAGCTCGCGCCGGTTCGGAGCCGTGTGTGCGCGGCGGGGTTGCACGCGTCGCGGTTCGCGGCGCGCGTCACGTTGGTAGGTGCGGCTCATGACTTCACCCACCCGGACAGTGCGTCGCGGAAAGCGTCGGCAATGTAATCCCGGATACCGTTGCGATCCTTGCCGGATACCGTGACAGTAAACACGTGCGCAAGCGACGGCCGGACCGTGACGCTATGCTCTGTCCAGCCGTCGTAAAATCCGTTCTCGTCCATGTGATGGAATGCCGTTGCGAAAACGATGCGCTCCGGCCGACTGCGGGACCAGTCTATGCGGGTGCCTGAATCGAATCCGCTCCCCGACGGCAGATAATCCGCTGCTAGCTTGTCGGCGTAACTGGCATGCTTGCCGATCCACTCCGCGAGCTGCGGCTTGGACTGGACTCCGCGCAGGCAATTGGCGCGCGCTTCGACAAGCGACGCAATACAATTGATAACTGTACGCATGGTCTCACCCTTCCTATCGTGGTCTGACGTGGTTTCCAATCTGCCCACTGCGGCGCAATGGGCAGAGAGCAAACATCACGAGCGCTTGCGTACGGGGCGGAATATGCCTGCGATACCTCCCGCCCATCGTTCGGCATTCTCCCGATTACCTGCCAAGTCCGGCCACGCGTGGCCTTGCATGGTCACGAGATAACGCACGCCTGTTTCGTTTGCGCGCCGTTGCGCATACGCTTCAGGCGATTCGCGCGGGGATACGTCCATCGGGTCGCGTGTCATGGTCCTGATTCCTGTTGGTTTAGCAGTCGTCGCCGATCATGCCGGGTAACTCGCCGCACGCTTCCGTGTAGCCTCCAGCCGCGTTGTGCGAGCCGCCTGCACGCTCGTGCGTGCGAGTCTGTAACTCCATGCACGAAGCAAGCGCGAGCGACCATAGGAGCATTAGGAAAATGAAGCGGATGCGGCTCATGACTCGCTCCCGAACAGGTAAGCCGCGCGACTGTAGGCTTTTGCTGCGGCTTCGCCTGCATCTGCAGAATCGCCATAGGGACCCCACAAGCGCGCCGCAGTCAGGGCATGCTCGATCCAAGTGGAATCGTTGGCGAGAGTCTGAAAGGCTGCTATATCGACAGGGTGCATCCCTGCATGATTTAGCAGCGCGGCGCGCGCTTCGTCAGCGGTGCGCAGCTGCATTTCTACAACGTTACTAAAGGCACATTCGGCAACAAAGTCGAATCCCATCAGCGGCTCTTCGAAGTGTAGGACGGGCATGGCCATACTCTCTGTTTAGTGGTTCGGGCACCTAGAACACTGCAGGAAGCGTGCCAATCCGTAAGCCATTGATTCTGTTAGGGGTCCGATCCGGGCCGGAGCATGCGACTGACACAAATTGTCACCTTGCAGCGCAGCAATTGGGCGTTTTCCAGCTGAAAAACCAGGCTTTACAACGGCTTAGCTGCGAGTGACGTGTTTTGTCACTTTGTGACGAGAATTGTCAGTCGCGGCGCCGTGCTGCGGCGCTGGAAAAGAGCCGCATTGCGGCCGCCGATCAAGCCGCAATGCGGCATTGCGAAATAAAGGGAATAATTGTCAAGGCAAAAACACCAAAAACACCAAAAACACCAATCGCGGCGTTTGGTGCGCATAAAGGCTAATTGGCATTAATTTATGGAAACACCAAAAACACCAAATGGGTAGTAAGACCCATTTGGTGTAGTGTTTCCATATGCGGCGGTTAGAAAAAGGAATTAATTACTTCCACGGCTCGCGCATCGCCGCATTGCCGCTATGCCGTCGCGCGCCGCGGTCGCGGCGGCTTTCCAGGGGGCCTGGCCCTTATAAATCAATGGCTTACGCGCGCAGTGCGCATAACCGCTATTATGTACAATCGCGCTGCAGCGCAGCAAATGCGAGCGTAACTCGTTGAATATAAACGCATTGCCGCATTGCCGCATGGCGTGGCGGCCGTTGTGCGTTGCGCCGCGTGAGCTCCGCGCCTGGTGCTCGAGAGGCCACCCACCCCAAATTCCACACGCCGCGCTCTAGCACCTCTTGCGCACAGATTTTTGCCTCGTTGGCGATTTTCTAAAATTATTTTGAATTTCAGGCGCTTAACCGCCATCTCGCAAAATTTTTAGCCGCAGCCAGGCACAGCGGCAAAATTTTCTAACTCCTTGCGGCAGCGCCGTTTCTTGCACCTTTTCACGATTTCTCGCCATACTCTGTGCGAGGGATCACGCGCCTTCATGGCCACAGGCTCCGCACCGGGTACACACCCTCCCGCTCGGTCGCGTCAGTCAACCCTCCGCCCGCGGGTCCGCCGCTGGACAACCGGCCCCTTCCCGGTATTACCGTCCAGCGGCGGGCGCCGCCTTTAATTTTCGGGGCAAGCCGCACTGCACCAAACGGCTTTTCCCTTAGGAAAGCCGGTTTGGTGCACGGAGCCCTCGCCTTGTCAGAAAATTGGCTGGATCTGCCCGTCGTCGAAAGCGTCGTGAAACTCCCCGGCGAGAAGACGCGCGCCAAGCGCATGCAGCACGGCCTGGGCAAAAAGAAAATCTGGGCTTCTGACGGGTCCCACGTTTGGTTCCGCCGCAAGATGGCCAACCCAGCCACGCTCGAGCGCCACGAGCGCTTCCTCTCGACCGGCGAGTACAAATACCTCGGCACGCAGGACGACGTCGAAATCTACCAGCTGATGCCGAACTCGCCGTTCAAGCGCGTCGAGGCCGTCGACTTCGGCGCGCTCAAGTTCTTCGACGCCCGGCGGCAGACCATCCGCGCCGCGGTGCGCCGTGACTGGTCGACGTTCATCGATGGGCTCGAGCACCTGGCCGGCGGCATCAAGGGCTCCTACGACCCGGCAATGGCCAAGACGGTCTACAACGACCTGCTGTCGTACGTGTTCGTGCAGATCGCCATGCGCGGCGGTCCGTCCCAGGAGGAGGTCGATCGCGAGGTGGCGGCGCTGCGCAAGCGGCGCAATGCCGTGCGTTCGACTTCGCTGCTGATGCCGGCGGGGATCGCGCTGCAATGAGCGAGGACTGGCTCGACGCGCCGGAAGACGAGGATTGGCTCACCGAACTGGCGCCCGAGCAGGTGCGCGAGATCGTGACGGCGGCGGTGTTCGACGACGCTTCGAAGCAGGACGTCAATGCGCCGATGCCGGTGGGGCTCCCGCCCAACGAGGCGCGGCTGGTCGTGGCGATGAAAGCGCTGCGGCCCATCCAGCGCACCTACCTGCGCGCGTACGTGTCGGCGGGGTGCAGCCGCCCGGCGGCAACGCGGGCGCTGAATGCGCGGCGCATCGCGCTGCCCGACGCCTCGGTGGTGACGCGCTGGTTCCAGCGGCCGGACTTCCTGCGCGCGCTTGACCTGATGAAGAAGGTCTACCTGGATTCGGCCGGCCTCGACCCGACGAGCGTCATGCTCAAGGCGGGCAAGGTGCACGAGGCGGCCATGACGCCGCAGCCGATCTTGTACATGGGCGAGCCGACCGGCTACGAGCAGGTGGACTTGTCGAGCGCGATGCGCTCCATCGAGTTCCTGGGCAAGGTCCACAAGATGACCAGCAGCGACGAAGGCGGGGCGCGCGTGACGCTGCACGTCGTCAACATCGCCGACAAGCAGATGCGCGACACCGACAGCGTCGTGAGCAACCAATGACCGAGGCGGTGCTCTACTACGCCGACCAGGGCGAGACGCTGGCGGCGTACCGGAAGGACAAGAAGTTTTTCCAGTGCATCATGGGCCCGCTTGGCAGCGCCAAGACCACGACATCGATCCAGAAGATCATCGACCTCGTGACGCAGCAGAAGACCAACGCCCGCGGCGAGCGGCGCACACGCGGCGTCGTCGTCCGTAACAGCTACCCCGACCTGATGAACACGACGATCCGCGACTTCAAGAGCATCGTCGAGCCGCTGCACCTGGGCCCCATGACGATGGGTCACCCGCCCGAGATGCGCATGGACTTCGACCTGCCCGACGGCACGCGCGTGCTGGCCGAGATCATCTTTGTCGCTCTCGACAAGGACGACGACGTGCGCAAGCTGCGCGGCATGCAGCTCACCTGGGCCTACGTCAACGAAATGAAAGAGGTCCCCAAGTCCATCATCGACATGCTGCAGGCGCGCGTCGACCGCTACCCGACGCAGGGGTCGAGCACCTGGACCGGCATATTCGGCGACACCAACGCGTGGGACATTGACCACTACCTCGAGATCATCGCGCAGGGCGTGCGCGAGGGTAAGTACCAGGACTACGCCGTGTTCGTGCAGCCCGGCGCCGTGCTCAAGAAAGACGGGAAGTGGGTGATCAACCCCGAACGCGAGAACCGCCAGTTCATCGGCCCGGAGTATTACCTGCGCCAGCTCGAGGGCAAGCGCGAGGACTGGATCAAGGTCAACCTCGCCAACGAGATCGGCTACTACGTCGACGGCCGGCCGGTGCACCCCGACTACTCCGACACGGTCCACGGCTCGGCGGAGGAGTTGCTTCCCTCGCCGGGTGTGGTGTATGTTGGGGTCGACTACGGCCTGACCCCGGCCGCGGCCTTCGCGCAGAAACAGGCCGACGGCCAGTGGTGGATTTTCGACGAGATCGTGACCGAGGACGGCGACGCCGAGTCGCTGGCCCGCGACATCAAGGCGCGTTGCGCCGAGTGGGACGCCCGCGTGGCCGCCGTCAAGCCAGGCGCCGTGCTGGCGTACTCGTTCAAGGGCGACCCGTCGGGCGACAACCGCGTACAGACCGACCGGCGCACGCCCGAGACGATCATGCGGTTGAACGGCGTGCCCATCAACGGCGCTTCGAGCAACGACCCGGTGATCCGTCGCGGCGCGCTCGACCGCCCGTTGACGCGAACGGTGAAAGGCAAGCCGGGCATCCTGTTCTCGCGCCGCTGCCGCGTCTTGCGCAAGGGGCTCGCTGGCGGCTTCAACTACAAGCGCGTCGCGGTGAGCGGCGCCGAGGGCCGGTTCAGTGACGTGCCGGTCAAGAACATTTTCTCCCACGTCTGCGAAGCGTTAGAATACGGGCTGATGGACGCGGGCGAGCACGCCATCGTCAACCCGGCCGCGCCGCAGAAGGCGATGTCGCGCAGCGTGCAGAAATCTATGGACTGGAGCCCGCTGAACGCATGAGCGGACAGGAGCAGCAAGCGATGGGTCCGGCGACGTACCACGTCGTCTTCTACGCCTCGCAGGGCACTTCGGCCTGGTGGACGAAAGGGCTCGACCAGCGCTTCGTGCACGTCGAGGTCTGGTGGCACATCGGCGACGACTACTGGGTCGCGGTGCGGCCCAACCACTGTTACCTCGCCTGTGACGTGATGCTGGGGGCGCCGCGCGAAGGCGAGAACGGCGTCTCCGAGGTGTACGCCGTGATCTGTGAGCGCGGCCACACCTCGCCGATGGTGCCGTTCGGGATGAAGACGTGCGTGACCGTGGTCAAGGCCGTCCTTGGCCTGCGCGCTGCCTGGATAATGACCCCGCGCCAACTGCGCAACTACCTCAACCAGACCGGAGTCGTACGATGAGCATGGGCGGTGGCGGAAAGAAAGAACCGAAAGATGCCAAGCTGCTGCGCCAGCGCCAGTTGATCGACCTGGCCGATCTCGACGAGGAAGAGAACCGGCGCATCAAGGCCCTGTTCCGTGCGCGCCAGGGCGGCCGGGCCTTCCGTGCGCCGACCGCGGCGCGCGCACCGAGCGACGTGGCGGGCAGCGCGGGATCGGCCAGCCCCGCGGGCGGCCGCTCGGGCGGCAGCCTGATTCCCGCGAGCGGCTTCGGTGGTGGCGGCTACGGCGGCGGTGGCCGGTCTTCCACTGCGAGCAAGCGCTGATGCCACTGCTCAGTTCCCTGCCGCCTAAACTCGAGAACGTCGACGACCTGCTGCGTCGGCGCTCGCGCGCGGCGGAAGTGCGCGAGATGTGGCGCTCGCTGTACCAGGACTGTTTCCGCTACGCGATGCCCTCGCGCGAGACGTTCTCGTCGTGGTCACCCGGGCAGAACAAGGTCTCGCACCTGTACGACTCCACGCTGCAGGAGAACACTTACGAGGCCGCCAACACGCTCGTGGCCACGCTGTTCCCGCCGTGGGAACGCTGGGCCGAGCTCTCCCCCGGCGCCGCGATGCCCAAGAAGGACCTGCCGCCTGAACTGCTCGAGGGCCTGCAAAGCGCCACCGACATGTTCTTCGGCTTCCTGCACAGTTCGAACTTCTCGACCGTGATCAACGAGACGGCGCTCGACCTCATGGTCGGCACCGGCAGCATCGCCTTCGACGAAGGTGACGACGACAACCCGTTCGTGTTCACCGCCGTCCCGCTCTCGCTGATCGAGATCGAGGAAGGGCCGAACGGCATGATCGAGACCACCTTCCAGCACAAGAAGCCGAAGCTGCGCAACCTGCTGCGCATGTACCCGGGCCTCGAGGCCATCGACCTGCCGACCAACCTGGCGGCCGATCTGGAGATGAACCCGGAGCGTGAGGTCGAGATCATCCAGATCGAGACGTACTACCCCGAGGACAGGCACTACTACGGCATCGTCATTGATCTCGGCACCAAGCTGATCCTGTGGCGCTACGACTACGGGCTGACCTGCCCGATGATCGTTGCGCGCGCGACCAAGGTGTGCGGCGAGACGTACGGCCGCGGACGCGTCATGCGCGCACTCGCCGACGCCCGCTCGCTCGACAAGATGGTCGAGTTCGTGCTGCGTCAGGCGGCGCTGCAGGTGGCCCCGCCGCTGACCGGCGTGAGCGACGGCGTACTGAACCCGTACACCGCCACACTCGCGCCTAACACGATCATCCCGGTGGCGAGCAACGACACCGGGGCGCCGTCGCTGCGCGCGCTCGAGCTGGGCGGTAACTTCAACATCACGCAGGAGATGGTGCGCGACTTGCGCGAGCGCATCCGCCGCGAGATGATGGGTCCCGAGATGAGCCAGGGCCCGATCAAGACGGCGACTGAGATCACCATCTCGGACCGCAATCGGTTGTGGGCCATGAACGGCGAGTTCGCGCGCATCCAGTCCGAGCTGCTGGCTAAGATCATCGCCCGCGGCGTGAGTATCCTGCAGGGCCGCGGCCTGCTGCCTAAGTTCAAGGTTGACGGCCGCGAGATCAGCATCCGGTACACCTCGCCGTTCGCGCGGTCGCAGGAGAACGAGGACGTGATGGCGTTGCAGACGACCACGGCAACGTGCGCGCCGTACGGCCCCAACGTGCTGAACATGGGGCTCAAGACCGAAGACATCCCGGCCTGGGTCGCGCGTAAGACCGGTCTCGACATGAGCCTG